ATATGATGTGTCAAATAAAGACTATAGTAGGATTGAAAATCTACATAAACCTGATCGATTAATTTGGTTTAATAACTTACTGTACACTGAATATTTTATTGATGAAATAGCAGACGGCTTGCCATTGGTAAGATTACTTCCTAGATTAGAGAAATTAGTTCTTGCTCAAAACACATAATCGTGTTATAATACTTACATAACTTAAGGATTAGAATGAATATGGGTGAATCTTTACCAGCCACCGATCAGAATATCGAAGAATGTATCATGTATCTTTCTGGAGAAGGTAATTACATTTTTGGAGACGAAGTATCTATTGATCAATATGACTATGCTATTGTAAAAAGTTTAGGTAAGCAATTAAGTTCAAATAGTCCATTTACACAAAAGCAAAGTTATATTGGATTACGTATTGTTAAAAAATACAGTTCGTTATTAGCACGTACTGGTTTTGATCCAGAAACAATACTCGATAAGCAAACATTCAAATGGCCTTTTAGAACTATTGATAGAACTAAAAGTTTATATATTGACGGAGAACAAATTGTACTAAAGAGTCCGTTTATTGCTGACATCGTAAACAAAGTTAAAAAAAGAAAAACGCCTAGTTACTATAAAGGAATATATCAAGCAGAATCTAAAGAATGGGCATTTGATTACAATGAGCCTAATGTTGAATTTATGGTTAATCTAATTAAAGGAATGAACTTTAATATAGATCAAAAAATAAAAGATGATTACGAAAGTATCATTGAACTTAAAAAGAATGCGTTAGATCATTATCCTATGTTAACTAAAGAAACAAATGGATATGTTTATAACAATAATGTAATTGAAGTAAACGACCCAAGACGTGCAGTAATGCAATCGAAGTTACTAGGGTGTAATGTGTTTGATGATAGTGTTGTTGACAGCATGAAACCAAAAAAACCTTTGGATAAAATGTTATTAGGGGACAGTCAAAAATGGTTTATTAATTCAAACTTAATACCCTATTTGGATATATTTTCATTGCTTAATACCGTAGATCAGTGTATAATTATGTGTAGTAGTAATAGTATAGAACAGTTACAAACTGTTGTAGACAACTTATTTGATAATGGTTATACAGGCGATGACGTTTGTGTTATGTTTAGGTTTACTAAAAACAAGGATTATTTTGAAGGTAATAAATTTATTAAGAACAAAGGTGTAAACTCTTTTGCTCCTAATAAGAAAATTTTTATTATTAACGAAAAAATTCCTAAGCCGTTGTTAAGTAATGATATTGATCCGCAACTAGTTTTTAGTTTGCTTCCTACACAACCTAGCCATTATAAAACACAGGCTTGGTTAGAAAGTAAACCTAACGTTATATATTATACTAGTTCCAAACCAAGTGGAGTAGACAACTGTGCCGACATGTAAATTGATAATTAAAGACGAAGTAAACGTTAAGTTTGAAGGACTTGATTTAGAAATGCGTAAGGCATTAACTAACAAGTTCAAGTATGACATTCCGTATGCTCGTTATCTACCAGCATATAAATTAGGACGCTGGGATGGCAAAGTTAGTTTCTTTGGACTAGGTGGAACTACATATGTTAGTATGCTTGAAGATGCATTACCTTTATTAGAACAAAAAGGTTGGTATGTTGAAGTTGAAGATCAGCGAGACCCTACACAATTAAACTTTACAAACATCACAGAAGACTATTGGAAAGATCAAGGTGCAGTATGGCCAGAAGGACATGTAGCAGAAGGACAACCAATTGTACTACGTGATTATCAAGTAGAGGTTATCAACAACTTTATTAGCAATCCACAGAGTTTACAGGAAGTTGCAACAGGCGCAGGTAAAACTATTATCACTGCAACATTAAGTAAAATATGTGAACCGTATGGTAACAGTATTATTATTGTTCCTAATAAGTCACTTGTAACACAAACAGAAGAAGATTATATTAACTGTGGATTAGATGTAGGTGTATATTTTGGTGATAGAAAAGAACTAGGACATAAGCATACTATTATTACATGGCAGAGTCTTAATGTATTAGATAAGAAGTCAAAGAATCATGAAGCAAAACTTACACTAACAGAATTTTTAGAAGATGTAAGATGTGTTATTGTTGACGAAGTACACCAAGCAAAAGCAGATGTTCTTAAGAATTTGCTTACACAAAATTTTGCACATGTTCCTATACGTTGGGGACTAACAGGTACAATACCAAAAGAGCAGTTTGAGTTTCAAGGTATTAAAGCAGGACTAGGCGAAGTTATTAATCATATATCAGCACACGACTTGCAACAAAAAGGTGTACTAGCAGAGTGTCATGTGAATGTTGTACAAACAGACGACACACAGGTATTTGGTAACTATCAAGAAGAATTAAAATATTTGGTTACTAGTGAGCATCGAATTGATTGGATGGCAAAACTATTAAACAAAGTAAAAGACTCCGGCAATACATTAATTTTAGTTGACCGTATTTCAGCAGGTAAAATGCTAGAAGAAAGACTAGAAGGTTCCGTGTTTGTATCAGGAGAAACTAAAGGAGCCGACAGAAAGGAACATTATGATTCCATTAAAGATAGTACCAATAAAATTATTATTGCTACTTATGGAGTTGCCGCGGTTGGTATTAATATCCCTCGCATTTTTAACTTGGTTCTTATTGAGCCTGGTAAGTCTTTTGTTCGCGTCATTCAGTCTATTGGCAGAGGCGTTAGAAAGGCAGAAGACAAAGATTTCGTGCAAATTTGGGATATAACAAGCAGATGTAAATTTGCGAAGAGACACCTAACACAAAGAAAAAAATATTATAAAGAAGCAAACTATCCTTTCACTATTGAAAAGATAGCCATTGACTAGGAGAACAAATGCAAATATTAACATTAGATAACGAACACTTTGATCTAAACACTTTGCCTAAAGAAATAGATAAAGACATTAGATACAGTGTATTAGACAATTCAGATCCCAAAGATCCGGACTACTTTTTTGTACCTTTAATTTATTTAGAAAGTTTTAGTTCACCGGCTGTAGTGTTGCAGGTAGGAGAACATCAAGTACAGATGCCACTAGAATGGAGCATGGTAGTTGGAAATAGTGAAGTAGGAGACTTAGAAGTATTACCGTTAACTAGTTTAAATGATAGAGGATTTGAAGCGTTTTGTTTTAATCCACTAACAAGTAATCGTCCAAACTTTTTACCTGTAGATGTAATAAATGTTTACCAGGATGTAAAATTTTATTTTCCTAAATTAAAAAATGGACAATTACTAACAACACCTATACAAAAAAAGAAAAATCCAAACTGTGCGTTTTTTGTAAAGGAAGTAAGTAGACAAAGCGAACTAATTGATTTTAGTTTAGTTTGGTAGGAGAAAGGAATGACTATGAAAGCAGGAAAAATTTGGGGTCAAACAGAATTGATCCACGCAAACGGTGTACTAGAGTTTCACCGTATTGAATACAAAGCAGGATACAAATGTTCAGAACATGAACACGAATTTAAGTGGAATGGCTTCTTTGTTGAGTCGGGTAAAATGATTGTACGTGTTTGGCAAGACGGAGTACAAAACGGACTAGTTGACGAAACTATTCTTGAAGCAGGTGACTTTACACAAGTTAAGCCAGGTAAAATTCATCAGTTTGAAGGACTTGAAGATGGTGTAGCATTTGAACTTTATTGGGCAGAATTTAATCATAATGATATTGTAAGACGTTCACAAGGCAAGCCAGTAAAATAATGTTAAACTTTAAAACTAACAATGATACTGAAATCACTTTTTGGAGTGTAGTTGACGGAGTAGAAAAGATAGTACCTATTAAACGTGCTAACGAATACTTGCCTAGTTGGTTTAAGAAGATGCCACAATTTAGCGGAGTTGGTGACCCTCGTGTAGAAGACCACGGAACATTTAAAAGATGTCCTGCTATAGTTGACATGTTTGCTAATGCATTTGTTGTGCCTTTATGGTGTGACTTAGAAGTTGAAATACAAGAACAAGGTTTTAGATATAAAGCAAGTAACCCAGAGTTTATATTTGAAGGACATCATAAAAATCAGTTTTTAGAACATGTAAACACAGACTATAAGTTTATATTAAAGGCAGTTTGTCCATGGAAAGTAAAGACACCACCTGGATACAATGTACTTCAACTACCAATGTTTTATCACTACGATCAGCCGTTTGATGTATTGCCTGGAGCAATATACAGTGACATACATCATGCAATGAATCAACAAATGGCTATGAAAGGTTATGGTAGATACACACTAGAAAGAGGAACACCGTTGTGTATGTACATGCCTGTTAAAAGAGATGACTGGAAACTTAACGTGAGTGAAAATACAGATGAACTAAAAGAAGTTTATAAAATGAATGAACTTAATATAAAAAGTAAATTTGTAAATGCTTATAGAGATATGAAGAAGAGATTATTAAAGGATTAGATGGTAAAGATATACGAATCACCAGACGGAGGCAAAACTGTGTACGAACGAGATACAGATTCAGGTGAGCGTATATGTATTGAAAAACCTGTATTTCCAGAATGGCACATTACAGAATATGAGTTTCATGTAATACAATGTTTAGCCGAACAAGGAAATAAAACCTTGCAAAATTTATTAAAAGAAGTTAAACTAGTATACAATATAAGCATAGAGGAAAATTAATGGCACAAAAGAAAAAGTTTTTAGATTTAAAAGCAATGTTAGGTGCAGTTGACCGTCGTGACAAAGATTGGTATAACAGACTCAGCGATGACGATAAAAAGTTATTTGCTCCGTTTATTGCTATGCGTTATGTAAGTAGTGTTAAAGGTGATACATTTTTTCAAGAACACTATTTAGAAATGTGTAATGAATTTGTTAATAAACATCATTGGTCATTAAGTAAGAATCATAAAGGCTTGTTATGGAAACTAATGGCAATGTGCGGAGCATATGAAAACTTCTTTCATACATATCAAGCGGCTCCTAAGAAACAAGCAAAGAACAAATTTACAC